TCCGCCCGAGTCTCCAAGTATAAACGATCCAGACTCTCGGCTGCGTACCATGTCTTCGCTCCAGGCTTGTTTTGTAAGATCAAGGTTTGCGTGACCTCCTGAATACAAGCTCCAACGATACGGGAAAAGAGCTTTGGTAGAGTTAAGCCAGTTAAGCTGCTCCATATCCTTAAGATTCGCAGGAAATCGTAACGGATCGACATACGGTTCGTTCCTTTGCTTGCCTATGAATGTGGCATAGAAGCCTGAAATAGCCGGCAGAAAAACAGCATAGTCTGACTGCTTGGCTGTGAGATTGTCTTGAACAACAGGTTCAGTCATTACTTGCTTTGTGCTGGAAGGATGTAGTTGTACACTGCAACACCCGAGTCCACAGTGATCTGTGCAGCACCGTCATCAGAGATGCGCACGACTTTGTCTCCAGTCAAGTCCATAATGCTGGCAAACTGCTTGGCTGGATAGCTCCAGGCACGTTTGAGTTGCCCTGTTACATTGCCTTGAAACACAAAGTTACCAGCGTGAGTGCTGTGATCGCCAAAGTAAAACTTGAGATCGCTGCCTTCGGTTTTGACCTGAAAATTGGGTTCTTCAACGTTGGCGCTCATTTGCCACTTCAGTCGCTGAATGCTGGCATTGGTTGGCTCAAATTCAATGTGCCAGTTCACTGGTTTCATCTTGGCAGTTTTGAGTTTCTCGCTCACAATACCTGATGCCATGAATCTATAGTTGTTCTTGAAGTCACCGTGTTTGTTTTCAAAGTTGATGCCATCAGGCTCTTCGGGTGTGCGTCGAGTAATAGTCAACTTGGCATCCTCGCGGTATTCTTGTAGATTCAACAGAGTCTTGAGTTTGGCAAGATTGGGCATTCCAAATGTGCCCACAAAGTCAGCCACAGGATTGTGGTAGTTGCCTTGCACAACCACGCTCAAGTCCTCGGCCAGGCCGCTGATTTGAGTAGTTTTGTCGTCACCAACAATTTTCACAAGGTCAATACAACCAAGATCAAAAGTGTGTTCTACTAAGTCTAATAGACAGTCTCTCATAAGTTTCTCCTAATGTTTAAGTATACAGGGTTTATTTAGATCTTGCAACGATTCTGGCTAGAGTTTGTCCGCCTCTCAGGGACACAATTTCGCCAGGACGTTGCAGTTCTATCCAGGACAAATCTGCTAGACCTGTGTGTTGATAAGTCACATCAAATCCTGCAGATTCGGCAATTTTTACAATTTCTGATCCGGGAGTGTAGCACATGAAGTTTCGTTCTGCTAACTCTACTCCGTGTGCCCGATCACAGTTATTGTAGGTCATGACTATGGTACCACCATAACGCAGTTTTTGGTATGCTTCTGTCAGGTACTGGCGGATCAATTCCATGGGTTTGAAATTGAAATAGTTATAGGCAAATATCAATCCAAACTGATCGTTAGGCAAGCTGCCTAATATTTGTTCATGATCTTCGTTGATCACATACTGTCTCAAACGAGCACGGTACGTTTCATTGAATTGAAATACTGCAGGATCTATCAGTTCTTGCGATTGGTCCACAACATACAGTGGATCTAACGGAACCATTTCTTCAATAAATGATTCTCGAGCAGGACGAATAATCATACCAGGAACACGCCAATCAGTGTAGTTGCGAAGTCTGGTACGCAACAACAAGTTGCTGTCATCATCGATTGCCAGTTGCCGACTCAAAATGTGCTCGGTTGTTTCGTGGCACATTTCCTGCTTGTACATTCTAGTGCTTTCCTCGTAGTACGCTGCCTGATGTTTTTGTATAGCTGTATCTAGATCAGTTTTTAAACCATCAAATACTCGAATCAGTTGGTCAAACGATTCGTGCACCAAACTCAAACGCTTGGCAATACGAGCTTTATAGAATCCTACATCATGTTCTTGACTGGACACAATATGATTGATTGCGGCCAGCTCGTGATCAGTTTGATCACAGGTCTGCTGTACGCTCACTGTGTCCAATTGATTACGATAGTGTACAATGCTGCTGAGTTTCATTCAAAATCAAACAAACTGGTAAAAGTATTTTCTGTGTTGGTTGCTGACGCCAAGTCCCAGTCCAACACACCTAGCAAGTTGTCAACCTTTTGGTCCACAACAGTTGCTTCCATCAGTCCGTCATCAAACGGAAGCTCAGTAAACCAAGTGGGCAATCGTTGTTCATCTGTGGGATAGCCTATGCTGGTCCAGCCCAGCGCATTTGACTTCAGCTTGCACACAATGGTTTTCATGCCGTCTACAATCTGCATTGAATAGTTGTCACCGTTCATTTTTCGCATGTTGTTCCAGTTGATAGCAGCCCGCACATGCCCGGGCATGTTGGCTTTGCCCAGTCGGGCTTCTTCTGCCGCATACTTGGTCAAGTTGTTCACACGCTTGGGACTGCCCTTCTCCCACCCTGGACGTTCCATGAACTCATACTTGAATGCGCGAATGTGTTCAATCAATTCATCACGCTGAGCACCAGCCAACAGCTTGTTGAGAATTTCCAACAAGAACTCTTGAATTACCTTGGGCGTATCACTGCGCTTCAAGTCCAGGCCTGTGGCTTTGGTCTTGCCAATCTTGCCGTCTACGTCCAGGCGTTTGTTTTCAATGTCGATAGCGTTGACAGCATATCGCTTCTTGGTAATAAACAAACCACGATCTGCTACAGTTTCTCGACCACACTTGATCAGCTCGCCCATCTCTCTGGGACAATGAAACGCCTGTTCCATAAAGCCTGGGAAACTAGCATTGACCTGTTCAGCTAGGTCATCATATAGTGCAATGCAAGTTTCTTTTGACCACTCTGTGCGACCAGCTTCAACTTCTTTTTTGAGCATGGGCCATGCACTGAAATAACACGAATCAGTGTCACCGTAGATTATTGCTTCGCCTACGTGATCATACTCTCCTGTAACACATTCATTGATGTAAGAATCCATGTGTTTGGCAATAGCACGACCCGTAAGTGTAGTACTCTGTCCGATACGCTTGTCAAAGAACCTGCAACCTGGATTCAAAATAGCACCATACAAACTGTTCAAGTTAATCTTCTTGACCAATTGACGCTTGTCCCAGAATGCAATGTCCTTGGGATCGGTGGCCAATTTTTTCTTGGCCTGCATTTCTTTGCGCTCTGAGTACCAGCGTTCCAGCAAGCCGGGAATGATACCTTTCTTCTCGTAGGTAAGAATGGTTCCGTTAGCAGTGAGAATCCAGGGCCGGTGACTATCAAATATAATTTTCCAGATCTCAGCAGCCGAGTGTGTGCTTTCTGTACCGTCTTGCCAGTCAATGGTAATCTCTGTACCTACTTCTGTGTTCATCACAGCAGTGTATTCAAGACTGCCAAACATGTTTTCCCACGCATCAGCAAACTTGCCACCGTTCTTGGCCAACTGTGCCTTGATGTAGTGATCAGTCATGATAGGACGCAATTGTCCTACTACTGTTTCTGGTCCCATGTTCATGGCACGAATAGCTGATGGATACAAGCTGTTGATGTCCACAGAGCCCACCCACTCATGCAAGCCCTTGCGTGGATACGCAACATAAGCACCAGCGGCTTGATTGTCTGCACTGTCGTTGCGTTGTTGTCGATTGGGTACAACCATGCCACGCTCGTGAGCTTCGTTGATGATGGCCTGTTCAGTCACTGCTACAGCGCCCATGGTGGTCTGCAACAGCACAGTGTTGGCATGTGCCAGTTCGCTGGCCAGTTCCAGGAATCTCAGCTTTTTGTCCAGGCGATCCAACAGTGCAGTATCCTGACGGTTGTATTCAATAAACTTGCGAAAGTGTTGATTGTACAGTTGATCCAAGGTGCCTTCAAACTGTGTTTTACGATCACCTAGTTCGTGTTCAGCAATGGCATCCAGACTGTAGCTGTGTCGTTCTTCGTAGGTGTATTTGCGATACAGTTGCATATAGTCCATATGCACACGACCCACAAGATCATAAGTCTCTTGTTCAGCGCCAAAACGTTCAAACATACGCTTCTTGGGCATTTGCCCCCACAAGCAAAACTTGCGAGTATCGTCCTTGCTGAGCACACGAGTGATACGGTTCACTGTGTAAGGTATGTCATAGCCTTCTGAGTTCCAACCTGACAATACATCAGCATCGTCAATCAAGTCCAAGAACATTTTCAACATGTCCTCTTCTTTTTCAAACAAGAACGTGTTGTCAAAGTCTGCTACCAATTCACGAGCAGTTTCCATACTCATGTGTCTTGGAGGAACAGCCAAGGTGACCAGTTGATCCAGCCAGTTGAGATACACAGATATAGCAGTGATGGCGTTGAACGGATCCTCCACTGGTGAGAATCCCTTGTCCTTGTGAAAGTCTACTTCAATGTCGAAAAAAGCTGTGTGCAGTTCAGGGGCATCTTGATCCTTGTAGTTCTCTTCCAAGCATCTAAAGATAGGATTGATGTCAGACTCATACAGTTGTTTGCCCGAGTGTATGCGAACTTCCTTGCGAAATTCCTTGTTGTTTCGAGTGCTGAATCTACTCACCGGAGTGTCATAGATACTGCGAAACTTGCCACGTGGGTCGTTGTAGTAGAACACATAGTTGGCTGGAAATTCGCGATAGACTCTCTTGCCATCGCGGCGTTCTACTGTGTGGATGCGATCGTGTTCACGATCAAATAGTGCGTCAATATAACTCATTGTTCTCCGATTGTGGCCGGTAAGCCGTGATTCATGCTCGTAACGTGAGCGACTCGCTGTGTAAAACAGTACTTATAGAGTTTTGCCAACGGTTTCCAAAATTGTTTCCAGCAGTTCGTGGTCTTGTTTGGCTTTGCCAAATTCAGCCTTGTGTGCCAGCTTGATGGCTTTTTTCAACACGCCAGGCTTGATTTCAAGTTCTTCAGCAATGGCCTTGATAGTGTCATTGAGTCCACCTGTGAGTGTTTCAATTTCTTGAGTCACTTGCATGCCTTCGTTGATAATTTGAATCAACTTGATCTTTTGATCACCGTTGAATGTTTTTGCTTCCATAGAATACTCCTTGTGAACTGCTATTGTAACAGTTACAGGGAACAAAATCAACTCATGTACTTGCCAATTTGCAACACTGATCGCCAATCTGTGCCACGCTTGGTTTCCATTTCTGTCATTAGCCGATGATAGGTTATCATCTCCTTGCGATAACGAGCATGGTCCAACTGAGACTGCACTGTGGGCAGCAGGTTCTCTAATTCTGGGTATGCACTCAAACGGGACATTACTGGCTCTAGCATTTCCAACGGGATCAAGGCTGGTGCAAAGTATGGTTTGTGGTTTACTTGAAAATGCACTGTGAGTTCAGGATCATGACTGTGTACAAAGTCTATGACATCTGCTAACTCAAACAGGTTGTAGTTGCTGGCACAACTGATAAATCCAATCTTTAGATGCGGCATTTGAGATCGTAACTCAAAGAATTTAGCAATGTTGGCAGCAATTTGTTCCCACTTGGCAGGCCAACGTATGAGCTCGCATGCAGCACCAGTGGCGTCCAAACTGATCACAAGGTCTATGGCCTTGACCTGACTCCAGGTATCCAACACCCGTTGATCAGGAAAGAATGTGCCATTGGTGTTGTAGCTGATATGCAGTTGACTCAGTGGTGAAGATTCTGCATAGATGCCCAGCATTTTGAGATGCTCGGTACTCATTAGTGGCTCACCCCCAGTGAAATGCATTTGATACACATGAGAAAAATCCAATCTGCGAAACAATTGCAACTTGTCTTCAAAGCTGTAGTCTTGATCAGTTAAGCCTTCTTCCCGTGCCCAGGTGCTACTGCTGTAGCTACTGCACATGATACAGGCCAGATTGCATACATTTTGTGTGGTCACATCAATGCGATTGAGTTCAACACGAATATCTTGATTGTGATTCTGATTGCTAAAAAATCTACGACTAGGAGGATTTTGTGCTTCTTGTCGCCAACAGTTGCTGCAAGCAGGCGCGGGCTTATTGTCTATAGTATGCTGTCTTGTTTGTTGTAAGAACTCGTTGGTAGCAAAATCAAATTTGTCAGCTATCACAGGTTGTGTTTGTGCTGCACAACATGGACTCACAAGCACTTGCCCTGAGTTGGTACTGCGTATATGCATGGTTTTGAACTGATCAGCACAGTAGTATTTCATGTGTTCTTTCGATAAATCACTGACACATTGTCAAATTTGTGTCGATCTAATTGAGCTAGGACCTGTTGAAATGGTCCTGTATCTCTGTTTTGTATGTTGCCAATGGGAAAGTCATACTTTAGCCCATTGGGATCAGCATTGTATTTGTAAAGCCAGTTTTTAAAACTGTCGCTTTGATAGATTTGCTGACGAGTAGGCAAGTAGGTTATTTGCAGGCCGCCAGCTGATGCATAGTGTCCTGATGTGTCCCAGTCCCTGGGATCGTCTTGATCCAAATAACTTTGCAATAGAGTCTTGCCCAGTATTTCAGATCCTAGTATGATATCATAGTGTTGATCACTGTGG